GACAAACGTATTAGGAGATTATCAAATGATCAAAAACTGGATAGAAACGCGGCTTCGGGAGCGATCAACCGTTGACGGCGTACTAATGGTAGCAGCAGGTGCAGCTATTATTATTTTTTCACCATTAGCAGAAGCTATTGCTTATGGTGCTATTGCATACGGAGCATGGACTATTTGGCGCAAAGGCTAAAACTTGCAGCTATAGGATGTAGTTTTACAAATTATGCATGGCCTACATATGCAGATATACTTCAAGCAGATAGGTTTGGAATAGCTGGTATTGGCAACGAGCGTATCTTTTACATACTACTTCATTTGTATAAAACACAACAGTTACATTGTTATGATGGAATCATTATTCAGTGGACCAGCCCCTTTAGATTTGACTACTTAAAAAAAGACGGCTGGACCTACAATGATGGTAATATTGCTCATAGTGATGAAAACAAGTATATTTGGAGAAAAATTAAAGACTGGTACAATGAAGATTTTGAAACTGAAAAAAGTGAAAACTATATTTTAGCAACAAAAGCAATATGTGATAAAATAGGAATAAAGCAATATCACATGTCCATGACTGATTTTGTAGACTATGTAGATCTACCTGAACTAAGCGATAACTTCAAAGGAAGGTATCGAATACAAAGTGCTAAATGGTCAAAAAAACCATTTGAAGATGGACATCCTGATATCGTTTCTCATATCTCGATAGCAGAAAAAGCTGCTGAATATTTAGGAACTAGTATCAATCCTGTTATAATAAAAAAATGTAACAACCTTCACAAACTAATTTCAAAAGGAATGGTGTTTGAAGATATAGAAAAGAGTTATAACTTATATTTTCCCAATAGGAATATTACTGCTTGCTGACATTTTCCAAACTTGCTTTGCATTTACTCCACGTTGCTGGGCAAAACGTTTTGCATCACAATTTTCACAAACATGGAAATAGTTGTTGCTAAGTCGTTTTGGGTCCATATGTCCACGCTCTCTAGTAAACTCTGTATTACAAGCATCACAACGCAGTAATACCATAGTTTTTTTGCGGTTGTAGGTGTGTTGATTGCCAAGTTTGCTACGGCGCATATGCCACGTATCAATTAAATATTCTTTTAGAAACATAAGTATATTTACCACTGATTTACATTAAGATTATAAAATACAACGATAAATATTAAAAAGGAACACTATGAGCATACTTACTTTAACCCCAGCAGCAGAGAAACAAATTGATCTTCTTAGTGAAGAAAACGATTGCTATGGCATTACACTCAACATCAAGGGCGGCGGATGTGCTGGATTTGAATACGAATGGGGTACTATTGCTAGTCCAACAGACTTAGCAAAGGATGACGAAGTTGTAAAAACAACAAATGGATGTGCGTTTGTAGTAGGCGCTCACAGTTTAATGTTTCTAATAGGAACCGAAGTGGATTATGTAAAAAGTTTGGTTGGTGCTAACTTTGAAATAAACAATCCAAATGCACAGAGTTCATGCGGATGTGGCGTAAGCGTCAACTTCGATATGGATAATTTAGTACCACAGTTTTAAAGGATAAAGAAATGGCAAGACAAGAAGTTGATATTGGTATCGAGGGTAATGACGGCACAGGCGATAGCATCCGTGAAAGTTTCAAAAAAGTAAATACAAACTTTACTGAACTATATGCTGTATTTGGGCTTGGTGGCGCAATATCATTTAAAAATATTGACGATGTTCCTGATTCATATTTAGGAAACACTACTGCAATACCAGCAGTTAACAGTACAGAAACAGGATTGAACTTTTATAAGTTTGTTAGTGATACTGGCAACAATGGTACAGAAAAAGCAGTTAATACAATCAATAACAGTGTTGTTGTTGAGTTTGAGGATGTTGATCCTTCTACACCTAATCAAAGTGGTACAGTTAAGATTATTATAAATGATCCACATATTGAACGTGATCCAGATCCAGTATTAAACGCTCCTTTAAATGCACAAGCGGTAACAGCATACAGTAATGCTATTAATGCAAAACTAAGAAATACCGGAGCAGGTGATGACATTAACACACTTGTTACTGACTGGACAACGACACATCCTGGTGCCGCAGCTATTACTACCGATAATATTATTGTTAGTAAAGGATTCGCAGATGATACATATGTGAACGTAGCAGGCGATACTATGACTGGTGCATTATCAGTACCAGCGGCTGCAACTGGTACACAAGTTCCGCAAACACAAGAAGTAATTACTAGAGCAGGAAGTGAAACCAACAGACGTATGTTGGATACACTGTACCTATCAGATCATCCAAATCCTCTTGAAGGCTTTGGTGCACCAAATGGTAAAGATGATTTACAAGCTGTTACAAAACTTTATGTTGATACACAGGGCTATGCTAGTGCAACAAACATTTATGTTTCAACAGCTGGTGATGATTCACAAAAAGCAGCCCCAGCTGGCCAAGAAGGTAGGTCGCCACAGTATGCTTATAAAACTGTTAATGCTGCTATGGTTAAAGCAGAAGCAATTATCGAAGCTACTCCATACGAACCTGGTCCTTATGTACAGCAAGTAACATACGACGACGGCGCCGTTAATAGTATTATTGATAGTGTTACAGGATATAGCAGTCCTGCAACAGCAACAGCAGCTAGTGATTTAGCTGTGTCTAACACAAATGAAATACAGGAGTTTGTACAAAGTTACATTGCAGTTAACTTTGCAGACTTAACATACGATATACAAATTTGTAAACGTGATGTAAAACTAATGATTGATTCTGTAAGACTTGATGTTAATGCAGGATTAACAGTAAACTATCTATCACGTTGGGCAGGCCTAAGATATAATGCAAACCCAAGTGCAATCAAAGCACAAGTAGATCAAGGAGCAGCCACACGAGCATCTATTGCTGTTGTTAGAGCGCAGTTGGTTAGTGCATTTAATGACGCTAATACAGCAACACCGGGTACAATCGCAGCAAATGTTATTACAGCCTATACAGATCGTTTCAATGAAATTATTGACATTTTATCAGGAACTGATGTAGCACTTGCAGCTACAGGTGCAGGATATACAGTTGCGTTTACTAATGGTACAAATCCAGCAGTTGACCAAGGTGGCGAAGGCAATCCTGATCTCATTGAAGGTAAAATCATTGTAGGAAAGTTATCGGGCGCAAAAGGTATTATTACAGATTATACTCGTAGCGCAAGTGTTACTACTGATAGTGTAGTAGTTGACCTAGTTGAACCGATAGAGTTTATTCCGGGTGAAGAACTCGAATACGGTAATCGAACACGCAACAACCAAATTACGGTAAGAATCGAAAGTGGCATTTACTATGAACATTTGCCTATCAAGCTACCTGAAAACGTAAGTATTAAAGGTGACGAGTTTAGACGAGTTGTGCTACGTCCAAAGCCTGGTGTATCACAGAGTAAATGGAATCATACATATTTCTATAGAGATATCATAACTGATAGTCTTATATCAGCATATTCGCCGGCTGCAACATTAACAAATGTGTCTGCTGCTGATGCGTCACGTGTACTAGGAACATATCAGATAGGAGTAGATGATTGGGGATCTGATGGTTCTGGTGTAAAAGCTACATTCCAAGTTATTGTTTTATCAGGCGGCGCCTGTACTGTAACTATTACAAGCGGCGGCGACGGATTTATTGTTGGCGAAACAATAACTATTAATGACAGTAAGATTGGCGCTGGTGGTGCAGCAGATTTAACATTTGATATTGCAACTACAGGCGGCGGATATCACTTTACACACCCAGTTAGTGGAAAGCAAGGAAAATATGGATATCATTATGTATCAGATCCTAGTAAAATAGCAGACGTAGGAACTGATGCTACAGCTAATGTTGGAAACTTTAAAGACGCTGCAAGGTTGATTGAACTTAACAAAGACTATTTGGTAGAAGAAACTATTGAATACGTTGATGCAACGTATCCTAGTTTAGTATACAACGAAACTAAGTGTCGTCGAGACACTGGATTGATTGTTGACGGCATTGTAAAAGATTTGCGTGTAGGCGGAAGAGAAAACACTCTTACAAACCAAGGCGCATATTATACAGGCGCAGTTGCAGGACAAGAAACTGAAACTGCCGCAGCAATAACAAATTTAAAAGCTATTATAACAAATATTTTAGCTAACGATTCGGGCAATGGATATTCAGGAACAGGTAGTGTTACTCAAATATTTGATGAAGATTATGCAGCAGAAACCGAATCAGACACACAAGCTAATGCATTAGTTGATTGTGTTGCATATTTTAATAATGTAAACTACAACCCTCCATTAAACAACAGTGAAATGGATGTACTATTGTGTAACGATGGTACTATTGTAAGAAACATTACTGTACAAAGACAAGGCGGATTTATGATGGTACTTGACCCAGAAGGTCAAATACTAACACGTTCTCCTTATTGCCAAACAGGTTCGAGTTTTGCACAGTCTAAAGGCACAAATAGAAACTTTGCAGGCGGATTGTTTGTTGATGGATATGCAGGTAATATGCCTGCAACTATTGATACTGTAAATAATGCATTTAGTATTAGCGTAAGCTCACCAACTGATCAAGGTCTATTTGTAAGAAGACCGCCAACACCGTTTCCATTCTTTATTAATGGCGACAGATATCAAGTTAATACAATCTCTGCATATGACAAGGCTGCCGGAACTGCTACTTTCATATTAGATGAAACTAGTAACCCTAGTGATAGTACATCACGAGATATTGATGATATCTCACAAGCAGCAACCGCTGTGATGCGCACAACTATTGCTCATCCGTATTCAGATGCTGATCGTGTTACAATCAGTAATGTTAATGGCATGATTGAAATAAACAGTGCTACATTATATGTTAAGACAACACTTAACCCAAATGAAGTTGAACTATATACTGATGTAGGCTTAACAGCAGGTTATAATACAAGTGCATTTAGTACATACACAGGAGGCGGACTTGCTCAAACATTTGTAGTTGGACGTGGATATATTGGAAGTACTGGTGTTGATATATTTGTACAAAGTGGTGGTAACAGAAGTATGTTAGCAAACGACTTTACACAAATCAACGATTTAGGTTTTGGTGCATTATGTGTTAACAACGCACTATCAGAACTTGTTAGTATGTTTACATATTATTGCCATACTGGTTATCTTGCACTAGACGGTTCTCAAATACGTAGTCTTGGTGGTAACAACAGTTACGGTATCTACGGACTAGTTTCTGCAGGTGCTGATCCTGATGAAGTTGCTACTGATGTTACACTAGGTGCCAATATGGTATTCCCTGGTAAAACATTTAGAGCAGATGGATATTTAGATTTTGCTGCTGCTGTTCCGTCAACAGGTAATGTTAGTGCAGGACAAACACTTACACAAGGTTTGATTAATGCTACTATCACTGCCGTTACACAAGCAAGCCCGGCATCGGTTACTGCAACTGGACACGGACTAACTGATTCAGATTTAGTTACTATAGCTGATGTAGTTGGCATGACTGAACTAAACGGCTTGCAGTTTTATGTAGATGTGCAAGATGTTAACACGTTTACGTTGTATACCGATACTGGTCTTAGTAGTGCATATGATTCGTCAACTAATACTGCATACACTAGTGGTGGTACAGCAACAAGAGCAGCAAATGCAACAGGTATCTTAAGTTTCACAGGCGAAGAAGATGGCAGTGGAGATCCTACTAGATTGTATGTGCATACTACAACAGGAACATTCAACACAACAGGAACTATTACTTCGCCTACAAGTACAAATGTTGGCATTCCAGCAACAGTTACAACACTAGACAACGATGCACCAGAAGACTCGTTGTTTATGTATGTGTATGATTTAGAAGAATATCCTCATAACGTAAGTGAAGTTGAAATCCTACACAATACTGGATTATATCAACCATACGAAATAACCAATGCTAGTGATGCTAGTTTTACATTAAGTAGTTATGAGATTGATACAAGTAGTGCAGCAGGTCTCACTGGTACATATACTGCGGATACTGCTATTTTTAGAGTTAAGAAAACACGCAGCGACAACTATAGTGTTGATATTACAGGCGGCGGATCAGGCGCAGGCGCAGCAGGCGAAACAATCATTATTCCAGGTACATTACTTGGTGGTGCTACACCTACTAACGATGCTACTATTACAACAACTGATGTTAACGGTGGAGTAATAGGTGCAGTTAGTGTAACAGGTACTCCTAGATTTGACGACAGTACTCCTGTACGTGATGGTAAAGTATGGAAGTTAAACTTTGGTACTGGACTTGAAGGAACAGCATCAAATGGTTTACAAGAAGATACTGATCACGATACTAAACTTGTGATACGACATAAACAAAACTTCTTGCTTGATGATTTTGGTACAGAAGAATTGCCAACTCGTCCAAGTACAGCATTTACTTTCACGCAAGATACTACAGAGTATGTGTATCGTACTATTCTATTCGGTAATCAAATCACAGATGGAGTAACTACAGAGGCTAACCAACGTATGGTAACATTTGATAGCAACTTTAGATACACTGATTTAAGTGTTGATCAAAGTATAATAACTGCTACTGAAAGTTTCTTTAATGCCAATAGTACTGTAGATTCAAACTACACTGATATTGTACTTGCTGCTACACCAAGTGCAACTGTTACCATGGGTGCTACTGCCGCAACTACAAGCGCAGACGGTAGTAGATTTATTGTAATAGGACAACTAGATGAGACGGAAAGAACACGAATAGCAAATGCTGACATGATCTTTACATGGGGTGGCAAAACTTATCAAATAGATGCATATGCAGAATATTCATACACAGGCGGCAGTGGCACAGCTCAAGTTGCTGTAGTACAGATTTCTGATGTTGCAAATACAGATATTCATTGGCCAGCGCTAAATGCTGGACTTGCTAAAACACTAGTTAACGGTGGCGGCATAACACTAAAAGTAGGATTGGCATCCGGCGAAGCAGCAGAGATTACTGTTAACATCAGTACCAACAGAGCAACAGGACACGATATGCTGGACATTGGTACTGGCGGGTTTAATACCAGTAACTATCCAGAACGTATTTACGGTTCACCGTTTGGATTTAGTCCTGTTTCATCAGGCGATGCTATTGACAGTACTGGTAATGCAAGTGCAGCACAAGTACAAGAACGTAATAAAGGTAGAGTATTTGCCACACTTACTGACCAAGATGGTTTCTTCCGTGTAGGTAGATTCTTTACAGTTGACCAAGGTACTGGTAGTGTTACATTTAACGCTGCACTTGTTCTTACAAACATTGACGGTATTGGCTTTAAACGTGGTGTGCGTGTTAACGAGTTTAGCAACGACGATACGTTTACTGATGCTAAAGGTGATGCAGTACCAACACAAACAGCAACAGAAGGCTATATTGATCAACGTTTAGGCTTTGATAGAGATGGCGCTACAGGCGGCACAGTTATTGGTCCAGGCGTAATGAGTTTAGGCGGTCCAGGATTTAGTCAAACCATTATGAACAGTGACATGAACTTGGGCAGTAATCGTATTACTAACTTAGGAACACCAACTGCTTCAAGTGATGCTACAACAAAACAATATGTTGATCAAAAAACAGATGAGCTAAATGATATCGGAGATGTGACTGTTACAGGAACAGGCGCTCCAATCACTAGCAATATTTTAGCATTTGTAGGAACTAATCAACAAAGTGTAAATGTTGAAGTAACTGGCGATATTGGACTTACATATACATCGGGCAATAGCATTACAGCAAATATTAATAGTGGTGTTATTGTTGACAACGATGTTAATGCTAGTGCTGCAATCGCACAAAGTAAACTAGCACTTGATGATGCTACAGCAGCAGCAACAGCAGGCACAGCTACTAAAGGTATAGCAAGTTTTGATAATGCAAACTTTGAAACTACAACTGGATTTGTTGGCATTAAAACAGGTGGTGTTTCAAACACTGAACTAGCAAATAGTAGTATTACAGTTGGCACAACAAGTATTGCTCTTGGTGCATCGTCAACAAGTTTATCAGGATTAACTGGCTTAACATTTACAAGCGGAACTATTAACGGAACAGTTGGTATCAACATAACTGGTAGTATTACACACACTGGTAACATAGTCGGTCCAGCAAACAGCGGCTCAGACAATGGTGTGAGTATTGGTAGTAGTACAAATAGATACAACACTGTTTGGGCAACAACATTCAATGGTGAAGCAACTGCTGCACTATATGCTGACCTTGCAGAGAACTATTTAGGAGATGCAGACTACGAGCCAGGAACAGTACTGGTGTTCGGCGGCGATGAAGAAGTTACTGAATGTAGTGCAAAAGGTCAAACAAGTGCAGCAGGTGTTGTAACAACAAATCCAGCACACTTGATGAATAGTGCGCTACAAGGTGAACATGTTGTCGGACTAGCACTACAAGGTAGAGTGCCTTGTAAAGTTATTGGTAAGGTTGCTAAAGGAGACATGCTTGTTACAAGTGCTGTACCAGGTTATGCTATTGTCAACAATGCACCAAGTATCGGACAAGTTATTGGTAAAGCAGTTGGAACCAAAGATGATAGCGAACGTGGTATTGTCGAAGTAGTAGTAGGGAGAGTATAATGGCACAAAAAATAATAAATGTAGGTTCAGCTGCAAATAGTGGAGGGGGAGATCCCCTTCGCAATGCTATGGTTAAAATCAACGAAAACTTTACAGAACTATATGCAGATATAACAGCACTTGAAGATGGCGATATTACAACTGATATCAAAGGTAGTGTGTTTGCCGACGATAGTACATTGTTAGTAGATGCTGTAAACGGTATTATTCCAGGATATGTAAGTTTAGCAGACTTAAAAACAGAAGTAGCAGCAAGTGCAGACTTTGCAGACTTCAAAACAAGAATAGCAGCACTTTAAAATGGCGTATAAGTTGATTACGATAAATATTAAAAAGAACAGGATGTAATAATGGCAAATAGATTTCCACTAATAGTAGATACTACAGACGGCAATAGACTAAAAGAAATACCAAGCGGTGATAGCTTAGATTTCTCAAGTGTAGGTATTGCCAACCTAACTAGTCTAAGTGTTAGCGGAGCACTAAGTAGTAGTACAATGGCTACTACCGGAAACGTTTCGTTAGGCGGTACATTAAATGTTACTGGTGCTAGTACAATATCTACACTAACAGCAACCACAATGACTGCAACATCTCTAACACTCAATGGTAATGCTGTTGTTCCGCAAATACAAAGTGACTGGACTGAAACAGATACTGGAAGTGCTGCTTTTATTCTCAACAAACCTGTTCTAAATCAAATCGATAATCTTGATGATATTGGCGATGTTAATGTTGCTGATGCTGTGTTGAATGAGGTACTAACTTATGATGGATTTACTTGGCAGTCGTCGCCAGCAGCAGGTGGAGTTGGGTTAGCTGACTTTAGTGTTGTAACCAATCCAGCAAGTGGACAAGGTAGTTTGATATATGATGCTGCTGGTACATTTACATTTACTCCAGCAAATGCACTAACAGCAGGTTCAGATATCAGTTTGCTAAACAACGACAGCGAGTTCACAACTCTTGCTGTGATTGATGCAGCCAACTATTTACAACAAGGCGATGTCATTGGCAGTGGTAGAATTACAGCCACGCCTTCTGCTGGACAAGTTACATTAACATTCGATGCTACTGGGTTGCTAAGTGCAGAAGTTGACACACTCGAAACTGTCACCGGACGAGGTGCAACTAGTAGTGTTGCAATCGAAGCAGATGCATTTAATCAAGCACCTACAAGCACAAGCACAAATACACTAAAAGATGTAAGTATAGAAACACTTGACATTTTAACAAGTATTACAAGTACATCATCCAACTTTAGTACAGGCGGAAATATAAGTGCAACCACAGGTACTATCACTGGAAATACAGTAACAGCTTCAACTACATTAAATGCGCCAACGGTTGTAGGAGTTGGTTCTTTAACAAATACTTCTACAATCTCTGTAAATCCAGGATCAAACAATGCTCTTAAGATTGAGAGCGGCAGATTAGAATTATTAGCAATCACATTGCCACCGACATCGCCATTAGCAGGACAGATATTCTATGATGGTGGTGCATTCTACGGATATGTAGGCGATAACGGTAGTGGTGGGGCTGGTGCATTAACGTTTCCAGCATTTTACTCAACACTTGGATTACAGCTTCCTGCATTTGAAAATGCTGATTTACCATCAGCAGCAGAAGGATCTAATGAAGGAATGTTAGCATGGGATTTAACTGCTGGTAATGTTGTAGTATTTGACGGAACAAGTTGGTCAAACATATAATACTAGTTTCTGATAAATATATAAAACGGAGACTAACATGGCTATTCAAGATATTAATGTAGGATTACTTGCTAACGACGGCACAGGTGATGATTTACGAGAAGCATTTATTAAGGTAAATCAAAACTTTGATGAACTAGACTTACGAGTTGCAGGATTTACAGATATCACTGCTGCGAACATCGGCGATGCTGGTTACGGAGTATTTGCACAAGAAGTCTCAGATGTATTCCAGTTTAGAAAACTATTAGTTGATCCGTTGTATTCAGATACAATGAGCATACGTATTAGTGATGATGGTAATAATGTTTATTTTGCTAGTGCAACTGCATATACTAGAATAACTGATGGAACCACAAGTGCTGTTGTTTCTCCAACAACATTTATTACAGTTAACGGTACCGGTGCTGCTCAAGCAACAGTAGCAGGAGGTGTTGCTCCTAGTATAACAATAGACAGTTTGCTTTCAAGAGAAACTGCTCCTACATTGAGTGCAACACTAGATGCTAATAATAATGCTATTACCAATATTACTTCTCTTAATGATATTACCATGGCAGAACTTGAACAAGCATTTGAATGGGACTTTGGAGATTTAACAAGAAATAGAACTAGTATTATTGATTTTATTTTGAAATCAATAGATGTTGACTTTGGTACAAATCAAGATGTATTTTCGCCTGCAGATGGCACTGCTGATTTTGGAAATAGTAACGCAACATTTGACGAAGCTTTGTAAGGGGATATAAATGTCATTACCAATCTGGACCAAACTATCAGGATCAGAACTTGCAAGTATACAAGAAAGAACTGATGTTAGCATTGTGCTACCACTAGAAGAAACAAGTGGTATAACAGTTACACTAATATCCGGTGCTTTGCCGACAGGTCTTCGTATTAATGATTATCGTATAAAAGGCGTTGCAGTTGAAGTTAGTAAAACTACCGAGTTTGAGTTTGTTTTAAGAGCAACTAGTAATGACGGTATTGCTGATAGAACTTATAAAATCGTAGTAGAAGGAGCAGATGCTCCTGTATGGCAAACTCCTGAAGGAGAGCTAGGATTAACTAGAAGTTTTAGAAATCAATACTGGGTTGATACTCTTAATACCAAATGGGGCATCTACGAAAGTAAAGTTGTAGGTGGAGCCGAAGCTGATCCAGAATACAACAACGGAGCAATTAGTAATGTTACCGGCGATGGTAGTGATTTCTTCAAACGTGAAGTTACAACCAACGGTGTAAGAATTATGGGTGCTGGCACAGTAGGTGGGCAAACAGCAGTTCCAGATGCGTGGTTAGAAAAAGTAGCACGTATGTTTGAATTGTTTTTAGATCCAAATGGCGCAGGTATTAATCAAACATTCCAACGAAATTTAATTAAAACATTAAGTGGTGACACAGGAACTTATCACGCAGGACTGCCAACTATACAAAGAGTAGCAAGAGGTGCCGGTGCAGACTACAGCACAAACTTTTTAACAGATGCTGGCATTACATTTTGGAATCTAACAAACTTGTTTGATACACACGTACAAAATGACATGGTGTGGTATTTGAATTCAACAGGTGATGGGTATGGCGATGGCGATATAGACGCACAAGAAGTTATTGAACACGTATTCCATACACTACACATGCATGGTTTACCTGCAGATGATATAAAACTATACCAGTTCTTAGCAGCTGATTGGCAGTCAGGCGATTTGTATGCGGCAATGGAAGAAGCCTTTGACGCAGGCAAGTGGGATCCATCAGGTTATCAAAGTCCAGCAGATGATTGGAAAACTAATTCAGATGCATTTGAAGTAGCCGCAAAAGAATATTTGTTCTTATTAAACTTTGCTATGTTTGAATACACAGAATTATGGGATGGCGGAAGCCTTGCTCCAGAGTGGACAGACGACATGCGTACACAGTCTGGCATACAAGCAAATAACCCATTAGGTTATGCTTTCCACAACACTTGGATTGCTCCAGTTATTAGTAAGCCATCACTTGCTACTATTAGAAGCATATTCCAAGATGGCAATACACCGGCACAAGACAATCCGGCCCTAGCAGGTGCGTCAGGATATATTGTTGATGCGCAAGTAGGCGGGTCTGTTGCATGGGTTGTGCAAGATGTTGATGTATATGAAACTATTCCAAGTAGAGAAACTGGAAGTAGTGGTGACTATGCGTATGTTTCTAGTTTACAACAGTTTTGGTATAAAGTTGATACACGCTGGTATAGAATAAACACAACACAGATACAGGGCATATTAGGTAATAATAAAACATTGGTTTTATCAGATTCTGTTCCAAATCCAAACATAGACGACTTTTGGTTGAATACCAACAAAAGCAACGACGGATTAGATCTAATCTTAAAATATTGGGACGAAGCTGCATTAGTATGGAGACCACTAGATTATGTTGTAAGTAAAACTCCGCCGGTATCGCCATTTGAAGATCAGATATGGGTACATATATTTGATGATACATTTGATTTTAAAATAAAAGTCTATAATGATAGCGAAAATATTTGGGAAATAGTTAACGCTGCTTACGGTACAACACCTCCAGATAGACTTAATATTGCTTATTTTATTTTAGATAGCAGTATAGTTGACTTTCAGTTAGAGGCTATTGACAGAGATTTAACAGCAGGACAAAGTCTAAGATATTTTATTGCAGACGACGATGGTGAGTTGCCTCCTGGATTAAAACTATCTGAGGATGGAAAGATATCAGGAATAGTTGATCCATTATTGTCCTTGGATGTAAATGATACAACTGGTTATGATACTGGAGAATACGATACTGTTCCTTTGGATTTAGTTGTACTAGATGACGACGGATACGATAGTTATTTTTATGACACTACATTTTATGGATTTAGTACGCCAACAAGACGTCCTACTAAACTAAATCGCAAGTATACATTTACTGTTACAGTTGAAGATGATACTAGCTTTAGTAAACGTGAGTTTGGTATTTTTGTTGTAGGAGATGATTTCCTACGTTCTGACAATACTATTATGAAAGCAGCAACAGGATTATTTACAGCAGACAACACATATCTACGCAAACCTATATGGCTAACTTCAGGAAACCTTGGCGTTAAAAGAGCAGAAAACTATGTTACTATTTTCTTAGATGTATACGATCCAAACTCTTTACTAGGAGAAATAAGTTATAATCAACAACCATTCAATGATGATGGTACTCCGAGTGTGCTGCCTCCGGGATTAGTACTTGATGGAATAACAGGTGAGTTAGCAGGAACAGTGCCATATCAACCAGCTGTTAATAAAGAATATAAGTTTACTATTGAAGCATTACGACAAGAAGTCGACAGCAACGATGTGGTGGAAATAAATGCTGGCGTATATGAAGATACACTTACTGGCAACTCCCAAATAAAAATAAACAAACTTCCGATTAATAGAGACGATGGTGTCGACGATTTATTAAGTCTTATAGAAGAAAACATAGTTATTGACAACCTAAGCTACACTATACGCAGTGTTAATGGCGATAACTCAGAGTATGATTTATTAAATCTTAGTAGACCTTTAGAGCCAACATACAAAGCCAAGCGCATTAAGACTGCATACAATAATGCTATTGGACAAGATTATATATACATTCTTGATGATGGCGATAATAGAGTTGCTGCCTGGAAGAATAAAACACTAAACTATAGTGCATCAGAAGTATATGTTTTAGTAGATAACGATAAACAAAATATTCCTGGAACAACTATTACACGCAAATGGCATACGATGATAAGATATACTATCGATGCTGGCGATAGTGCAGGATCATTAGATTTAGATTACAGTGTTGCTAATATAGCAGACACAGGTGATTATGTAGCAGACTTTGAAACTTGGTTAGCAGGTGCAGGGATTGATACTACATACTTGTACAAAAGAGTAAGTGCAACATCTACACAACTAGTATTTGATATTCCAAGAAACTCTATTGTTGAAAATACTATTATGAATCAAAATCTATTTCATACAGATGATAGTGTATATGGAAACTTAGAAATAAATCGTGGACAACAGTTCTTTAAAGTATTTTTAGATAATACACTACAACGTACATTCAATCTATCAAACATATTAGATGAACAATCAGGTCCGCAAATTACATTAGGAGTGTTTAAAGACACATTGATTACTAAGAAAATTGGTGTAACAAATGTCGACACAATAAGTACTATAAAAACATTTACTGTAAACATACTTGGAGAAGTTGATAGTACAGTAACTTGGATAACAGATCCAAACTTAGGTACTATTCCTGCCAATCGAACTAGTTATTTACAACTAGTAGCCAATACCACGTTAGTAGGCAGCAATCTAAGATATGATTTAGTTGGTGGTAAGTTGCCTAATGGATTGACACTAAAACGTGACGGCGAAATAGTTGGAAAACCTAATCAATATACTACAGGAACAACACTTGGGCTAACTACTATCGATAATAGGAATACAACATTTGATAATAGTACTACAACTATTGATAGAAAATATGTATTCAAAGTTCTAGTACGTGATTTGTTTGGTTATAGTAATAGTATACAAGAGTTCACACTAAATGTTACAGACACAGATGATAAGGTATATTCAAATGTGTTTATCAAACCATTTTTAAAACCGGCACAGCGTACAGTTTTTAATGACTTTATCAATGACTACACAATATTTACACCAGAAAATATATATCGTCCATATGACGAAAACTTTGGCCTTAAAAAAGATTTAACTACATTAGTATATGCAGGGATTGAATCTAAAAACCTAGCTAACTTTGTTGCTAGTACTGCATTAAATCACAAACGCAAACGTTTTGTGTTTGGAGAACTAAAAAGTGCAGTTGCTAAAAAAGAAGGCACCAATGAAG